TTTTTACTTTTGTTAAATGGTACTTTTGGTTTACCTTTTAACTTAATCTGTTTTTCTTCTTTGTGTACGAATTTTATTCCTGCCATATATAAATTTAATTTGTTTTACAAATATACGAAAAAAAAAATGAATTATCCAAGTCTTTTTTAACTTTTTAATTCATTGATTGCATTTGAGTATGCCATTTCTGATTGTAAACCAGCAAATCTTTGTACTTCTTTTCCGTCTTTTTCTATGATAACTGTTGGTACTGAACGAACATAATATTTTTGAGCCACTTCAAATTGTGAATCAATATTAATACTTTCAAATGATACATCTGAAAACTTTCCTTGTACTTGTTCCATAATTGGTGTTAACATTTTACATGGTCCACACCATTCTGCATAAAATTTTTTAACTTCTAACATAATTTCTCCTAATTATTAAATTATTAACCATCACACGCAACACAATCAGGGTCAACTGCCCTTGTTGCGATATCACCTCTAAGAACCGATTCAGTTCTCATATAATACAACGTCTTAATTCCTTGTTTCCAAGCTTCCATAGTTACTTGATTAATCCATTTAGGTGATGCAATGGATGGGAATGCTAAATTCAATGAAACTCCTTGGTCAATATATTGTTGTCTAACACCAGCTTGTTTAACTAAATCCATTTGATTGATTTCTTTGAAAGTTCTGAAAACATCTTTTACAGGATAAACTTTTTCTCTATCTCCATTAGTGATTTCTTCACATAATACCATTTTACTATCTAAGTAACACCACTTATCAAGTTCTTTGATATCTTGTACCGAACCACCATCTTCCATTATTTTATCCCAAGTATCTTTGTTATTGATACCTGCTTTTCTTAGAACCTTTACTAACTCATTGTTCTTTCTAATGAAAGTTCCTTTTGCAGTTTGTTCGGTGAATACATTCGCCGCCCAAGGTTCAATACCAGCAGATACGTTTCCAGCTAATTTAGAGTTACTAACTGTTGGAGCAACTGCTCTTAAGTGAGTATTTCTAAATCCACTTTCTCTACACCAAAGAGGTTCACCATATTCGGTTGCCATATCTCTTGATGCTCTTTCTGATTCTATCTTTAACTGAGAAAAAATCTTACGAGTTTCGAATTGAGCTTCCATACCTTCAAATGGAATACCATTTTGTTGTAGGTAAGTGTGCCATCCTAAAACTCCTAATCCTAATGCTCTACCTTTTTCAGCAGATGCAACAGAATTTTCAAATCCTCTCATGTTTTTAGCCTTTTGAATAAACTCAGAAAGTACTCCATCTAAGAACCAAGTTGCTGTATAAACTAAATCAGTATCTCTCCACTCGTTGTACTTAGCAAGATTTACTGATGATAAACAACAAACAAATGAATGGTTCTCATCTGTGTGTAAAGTAATTTCAGAACATATGTTTGTCATATGAACTTTTAATCCATTTTTTTTGTACATATCAGGATTTGATTTGTTTACATTTCCTTTGTACATGATGTATGGTTCACCAGTTGCTTTTCTTTTTTGTAGTAATTTTCCCCACTTTCTTCTCGCATCAGGTTCTCCTTGTTCGAGTTTTCTCATAAACTTATCACCTACAACTGCACATTGGTGTAGATTAAGTGATTGTCTATTTACATCTCCTTTAGGTTCTCTGATTTCTAACCACTCTTCGAAATCTTCGTGGTCAACATTAAGGTTAACTGAAGCAGCTCCCCTTCTTACTGAACCTTGGTTAGTTGCAAGTATCGTAGAATCATAAATTTTAGCGAATGGTACAACACCATCACTTGTTCCATTACCTGTAATTGGTGCTCCTGCTGGTCTGATTTGGTTGATTCCAATACCAACACCACCACCATGTTTTGCAAGTAACATCAATTCTAAGTTCTTATTTCCGATATCATAAATGGAATCGGCAACATCAATACCGAAACATGATATAGGTAATCCTCTATCAGTACCAGTATTTGAGAGTACAGGAGTTGCTAAATTCAACCAACCCTTCCAAATATAATCGAAGAATTTAGTTGCCATCTGAGGTTTGTTTAACCTTTGAGCTACTCTTGTTGCAACTCTCCAATAAGCATCTTTTGGTTTTTCACCAGGTAACAAATATCCTTTAGATATGGTTTTTACATATATCTCTGTATTTGCCCATGATGGGAAATCTACATCAAGTTCCCAACCTAAATCTGCTCCGTAGTTTGTTTTTGCCATTTTATATTATTTTTCGTCTTTTACAAATACACCATCAACAGTTTTACCTGTTCTGTTTTCTATTTCATTGTATGCTTGTTCTAAACACTCTTCAGGTGTATAACCCAATTGGCGTGCTAAAATTATAACAGTTACAAGAATATCACCAATACCATCTTTTATCTCGTATTCATTTTTCTTCAAAAGTGCTCCAGCTGTTTCACCAACTTCTTCCATCACTTTTATCATTTGTTTTGGGGCATTTTCTTTCTTATCAATATTTCTTGTAATTGCCCAATTACTAACCTTAATGGCTAACTCATTTAAATCCATTTTCATAATTTTTTAAAATAAATCGTCCCAATCCTCACCTTCATTCGCTTTAGAATAATCAGTAGGTCTGATAGCGAAGAAATCTGTGTGAGTTAGTCCTCCTGTAAGATGATAGAACCATTCTAATTTTTCTGCTTTCTTTTTATCGAATTCAAAAATTGGTTCATATCCTAATTCTTGTAATTTTGTATTTGTTCTTGCTTTAATAAATTCTTTTAAATCTTCTTTTTCAAGATTTTCCAAATCCCCTTGTTCAAAAATCATATCAATGAAGTTTGTTTCTAATTGTACAATTAGTTTTGATGCTTCTATGATTGATTCTCTACACTCATCTAATAATTCAGGATATTCATCACACATATGTCTGAATAATTGACAACCCATCTTAGAATGTAGAGATTCATCTCTTACACTCCATTTCATTTGTTGTCCTATACCTTTTAGTAGATTTCTCATTTGGAATGAGTAAAGTACTGCAAATGAAGAGTATAACGATACTCCTTCAGCGAATGCTGAAAATATTGCTAAACTTCTACCAACTTCCTGTCTTGCTTTTGGATTTGTTGCCAAATCTTCATGTTTCCATTCAGCGGTAGTTGAGGTTAGGAGTTCAAACTTCTCAGCAACTGCAGGTTCGTGCAGAAATGCTGAAAAGTCCTCTAACCCTAATGTCTCATTTAGATATGAATAAGCTGTAGCGTGAATAGTTTCTTGAGAACCGAACATCATAGCCATCTGTTTGATTTCATGTTTCGGAAACCAATCAGTAACCATGTTAGTCCAATAATCAGAAACTGCACATTCGGTTTGAGCAAAACCAAGTAGAATATTCCCCACTAAGTTTTTTTCAGCGGGTGTTAATCGTTCATTCCAATCTTTAACATCCCCTTGCATTGGGATTTCAGTATGTAACCAAAATGCTTGGGCCTGTTTCAACCAACCTTCTGTATAGTAGATTGGATATTCGAATGGTTTAAACGGAATTCTTTCTTGGAATAATTTACTCATGATATAACCTATGTTTTTATTTGTTTTCGTCTACTGATGCTTTTCTGTAATCTGTTACAAGTTTCTTAATTTCACCAATTGCTTTTCTAGCTCTTGATTTTGCTGCTTTTGATGAACCATTGTGTTCATCTTCGAATTGAACGAATAAATCTTTAATCTGTTCAAATAGTTCTTGTGAATTTGCCATAAAATATTTCCTTTTAATTGTTTTTGAAGTGACCAAACTTATGGTCGTGTTTATAATTATTGTATATATTGAAAAACGAAAAACTTTTTTCGTTATTTTTTTTAATTTCTATTTTGTTACATAGTTGTTATTTCTCAACCCACTATGTGTAATAATTTTTTGATATCATATCTTCGGTTTTAACAGTCTTTCATATCTTGAAACTATCCACCCCAAGTCATCATGTATAAAATTTCTTTTTTTCTTTTTATACTCATATGCAAATACACTCCATGTTGATACTGGATATGCAATGAGAAATTTAGTATTAGATAATCCAAATAAATCAACTACATTATCAAGATGCATTTCTTTACTATTTTTTATATTTGTTAAATCTAATTCTTTTTTCAAATCATCCTTTGTTATCAAAACATCTTTGTATTTATCTAATATATTTTTCACATATTTTTTTGGTACATCATAAGATAAATAAAACTTTTGATTTGGATTTAATTCTAAAATAGAATCAAACAATTGAAAATACTCTTCATCTGAATGATATTTAAATATTGAATGTTCTATAGCTCCTTGTTCTTTTCTAAAGTTTACATATTCTGAGTATTCATCATTTTCATATAACTCATCTGGAATCTTAACTCCCCTACTTCTTCTTATATGAACTCCAACTAAATCAGATGTAATTTTTTCAATGATTTTTTGATTATTTTCATTTTTTAGTTTTATAGAACTCAATGGTCTATTTTCTAAAAACATCACTTTTTCATCATGTTCAGAGTGACCATAAAAATCTTTAGCGTAAAAACAACCTAAATCAGTATATGGATATTTTGATATATAATTTTTTGTTGAATCTAACTTAGATTTTTTTGTAAATATATCTCCCAATGTTTTCCAATCTGTGATTGCAATATCACTCAAATTATTAAAATATTTAATTTCATCTTCTTTTAATATTACCGATGTATTTGGAAGAGTTATCAACTCCTCTAACTCCGGCCATTGAGATTCTTCTACTGATATAGTAAATTCATCATTGTGAAACTTACTATTAATATGATTAGCAATTTCCCAATGAAAAATTCTATTACACAATCCTGTATCGTATAATACATTTATCTCTGTATAATCTCTTTGCCAAGGGTCTTTCCACTTTAATACTCCCATATTATCCCATATTCTCTACATACTTCTTATGTAAGAGTTTTTTAGTTTCTAATTGTCCACTTGCTGCCTCTTTCTGTGCAATTACACCATCGGGTGATGTTCCATCATAAACTTCAATGTAACCTGTGTTGGTATTCATCTTACATGGGAATGTGATTCCATCTGGTCCGAATCTGTTTTTCATAATATGAGCTCGAGCAGTATCATTCAATTTATCTTTTGATTTTCTACTCCAACTCATAATGAAATCTGCGTTCATTACTTTGGCATAAGAATCTGCAATCTTATCTGCCTCGATAACTTCGGAATCAATTGCTGAACGGTTGGTCTGAGATGCAGTCCAAATTGGAATTTCCAATTCACCACTCATTCCACGAAGGTCAATATATACTCCTCCTTGCTCCGCATAAGTAGAGTCTGACTTATTAGAGTGAGAGAGGAGAAGGTCGGCATAATCAACAATGATAACATCGGGTTTGTTATCTAACGTAACCATTTTCTCTATATGTTGCTGTAACTTTTTTACTGTAACACCCTTTGGAGGGAAGTACTTAATAAGTAGTTTCCCCTTCAAGTTCGAGATTTTGCCTTTTACCTCTTCTTTTTTGTCCTTCAAATCTGTGGAAGGTATTTGTGTAAACACAGTATCATATCTCGCACCAACGTAGTGCTCTGATAATTCCATTGTGTAATGTACTACACTCAAACCTCTCCGAACAGCTTCTGCACCGATAGCGGTGAGAATCCATGTTTTTCCAACACCTGATGGTGCAACAACTACTCCTAACTCACCTGGTCCTAATCCACCATCCATTAAATCATTTATAGGATTCCATTTAGTTGGAACAGTTGTTCTATTTAGTTCTTCAGTTCTCATATCGAAATCTTCGATATAATCCATACCTAAGTTGGTTTCGTTACCAACCTTCATAGCTGAATCTACTAAATCTTTGATTCTATCATAAGAACCAGCTTGTAATAAATCTACTGATTGTAGTATTACGTTTTTTAAATTTTGATTAATACAAAAACTTTTAAACTCATCCTTAATATAATCTAAATCTACATTACCAACTTGAGTAAAAACGTGTCGTAGTTGTTCTACAACAGTTTTCTTTAAAACTTCGTTATCTACTTTTGATAATTGTGATTTGAATACATCGAGTGTAGGAGGTTTTTTATAATCTAAATGATATTGTAGTATCTCAGAAATAATCCATTTGTTAGCATCGTTCTCAAAGAACTTAGCGGTAGTTATTTCACTAATCGTATCTAAGAATTTCCCATCTGTAAGTAGAGCCGAAACTACTTTCGATTGGAACGATTGGCCATATTTTGATAATGTATCTATTTGTTCTTGCATTGACTCTTTTTAAAACTTATACAAATATACGAAATTTATTTTTAATATCCAAATTATTTTATGATTAAATTTCCAAAAGTGGTTTTTAACCAATCATTGATATCTCCAAAGTTTCCGATAACTTTGTATTTTAACAGAATTTTCATGAAATTCATTTTATTTAAGGGCTCGATAGGTTCGTTAAATCTATCTAAAGTTTTCATTTTTATATTACCACTAATATCAACATCATCGAGTTGCATTAGTTCCCTATTTAGTAATATTTGTCTTTTTGATTTAAGTATATCTTTGTAAATCTTTATTTTACCTTTTGTTTCAGTTTCCTTTTCTTCACATAATTTTAATAAATCATCTACTGATAATTTAACATCTTCTGTAATTTCAGGAAATCTTTTTACTACGGTCTTAATACCACATCCATATACTCCAGGAATATTATCTGATTTATCCCCATCCAATACTCTATATAGTAAAAGGTTTTTGGATTCAATTCCATACTCTTCTTTTACCATTGTTGTATTGTACATTTTCTTTTTGGTGGGTGACCAGACGATGGTTGTATCATCAACCAATTGAAGGAAATCCTTATCAGTTGACATAATCACCGCCTGTTCATCTTCCTTGAGAAGTTTGGTGGATATATAAGCCATGATATCATCGGCTTCAACACCATCATATATCATAGTTGTAAGAGGTAACCCATCTAACATTTCATTTAACCAAACGAATTGTCTTTTCATGGATTCTCTTTCATCCTCATCATTCATCATACCTGCATAGGCACGATTTACTCTGAGTTTGTTAGAATCTCTTTGAGCTTTATATCCACTAAATTTCTTCTTTCTTTGGGTAGAACCACCCTTACCATCGAACACTACAACAACACGAGTCGGTTGAGTTTGTCTAATTGCATATCCAATCGATTTGAGAACACCAGTTACACCACCAACATGGTCACCATCTTCATTCATTGTAGGAATAGATGACCAACATCTGATAAATGTATTTAACCCATCAATAATTAAAACACGAGAATTCTTGTGTCTATTGATATTTTGTTCTCTATCGGTTTCAACCGAATCTAAAATGTTTTTGTATAGTTCTTTCATTATAAAACTTCTTTAGTATTAAAGTATTTTTCAAGTGCTCCTAATCTATCATCTGCATCTACTAACATAACGAGAGCTTCCTCTGCGTTTTTGTAGAAATCTTCAGTAGAGTGGTCACCAATTCCAACTGCTTTATTACCAAGAAGTTCTAAAGAAAGTAGAGCTTTGGCCTTATCAGCCTCAGCACTACTTTTCAACATCGTAAATAATTTTTTGTCCATAACTATTCATTTACACCAGCACCACGAGTATCTACTTCCATATTATCGATATCTAAAGTATCAGATTTATATTGTAAGATTGTTTCTTCACATATCTTTTTGTAAATCTGTTCTCTGAGTTCAGTATTCTCATCCATCAAAGGAATAAAATCTTTTGATTGAAATTTAAATTCTTCACCAGTTTCAGTATCAACATATGCATACCATGCACCAGCTTGTTTTACTAATTTGTTTTCTTTCATAACTCCGAGCCATGACCCGTAGTTATCAATCCCTCTGTCAAAGTAGATTTCAAAATCAGCCGCTCTTAGAGGTGGGCCCATTCTGTTTTTTACAACTTGACAACGTACTTTCATACCAACTGTTTTGTCCTTACCATTTACCTTCATCTTGATTTGTCCCATATTCTTTAACCTCAATCTTACAGATGCGTGAAAAGCAAGAGCTTTACCACCACTTGTAGTCCAAGGGTCACCGAACATAGCATTCATCTTTTGTCTAAGTTGGTTAGTGAATACTAATGAGATTTTCTGTCTACCAATCATATTGGTAATCTTTCTCATTGCCTTCGAGATAATAATAGCTTTATCAGTAGCATATCCATCTTTCTTGTAATCTGCCGCTAATTCATTAGTTGTAGAAGCAGCCGCAACTGAATCTACTACTATTGTTACTATCTTATCTTTGGAAGTTTCTCTAACTTTCTCAATGATAGTTTCTGTGAAATCAAAGATTTGTTCAACCGAATCTGCGGTTACATAAAGAAGTTTAGAAACGTCAACACCGATTGCTTCTAAAAATTCTCTACTTACTGCAGTTTCTGTATCAATAAGAACAGCAACACCACCTTGTTTCTGTGTTTCCGCAAGGAGGTGTGCTGATACTAATGATTTTCCTGATTGTTCTAATCCTGTGATTTCAGTTATTCTACCAACGGGTAAACCACCATAAGGACGATTTGAAACAGCCACATCCAACATTGCACATCCTGTCGATATCCAACCATCTACGTTTGTAGGTGCTTCATCATCGTTAAGAAAAAATGCTACTTTGGAATCTTTCGATTGTTTGTTGAGTTCACCCGCTAGAATATCAGCCAGGTCAAGCTCTTTTACTGCCTTCTTTTTCGCCATTTAGTTTGGTTTAGTTGTTAAATAAATCATCAAAAGCAGCCGCTACATCATCAGTTTTCTTCGATGAAGATTCTGTTGTAGTAGTTGGTGCAGATTCTACTGGTTTAGAAGCTGGAGTATTTTGTGATAAGGTAGCCTGAGATTCAGTTTCTTTCTCACCTTCTCCACTTGGGTTTAACCAACCTTCTAATACTGATTTTAATTCATCATAAGATAATTCAGAATATAAATCTGTAATTTCAGTTTGTGATTCTAAAAATTGAGTTACTTTATCAGTATCTTCACTCACTGGTGTAGTTGATGGTTTAACTCTAATAGTAGTAGTTGGATAAGTAGTACCAGCTTCTTCTGCTGATTTGTACTCGATTGTTAAATCTCTACCACTTGTTGGGTCGGTGATATCTCCATAATCAGGGTCAGCAATGTAACCAAGAATTTCTTGATATACAGTTTTACCGAATCCCCAAAAACGAACTCCTTCACCTTCTTCACCTCTTACAACAACAGGTACGAAAGTTCTCAACTTAGGCTCCATAGCCTTCGCCGCTTTCCAATCATCTTTATCACCCATTCTTTTTAGTTTATCCGCAAACTCTACAATAGGGTCTGGTCTACCAAATGATTGTGGTGATAAGTAAGTTTTGTTGTTAATGTTGTAGTGAAAGTACAATTCGATGAAAGGGTTATCTTTATCAAATTGATAAGGAACGATTCTTACTTGATGTTTACCTGGAGTAGGTTTCCAAAGTGCATCAGTTTTACGTTGTGTGTTTTGTAGTTTGTTCAGTCTACTTCTGATTGCGTTAATGTCTAAAGCCATGATTTTTACCTTTTAGTTTTAATTAATTTAATTGTTTAAGTTTAAGTTTTGAGTGCCAAACTTATTAACACTCGGTGTATATATAAATATAAAGAAACCACAAAAAACACCGAATTTTCGTGATTACTTATTAACAATTATTTAGCCCATTTATCTCTTTGAACGATTTGTGAAATGATACCATAAACTGATAAATCTTCATAGGTATCTTGAATATTTTCTCCAACCTCATCTGGTTGGCCTTTGACTACTAATTGTAGTAATCTTTGTATTTTATCATTCTTTCTAAACCACAATCCAGTCAATGCAACATTCTTATCTTCTGTTGTTTCCAAAGGTGAACCTACTGATATATTACCAGGTCCATAGTTCCTTTGTTTTTTACAAAAAGTTTCGTACATCTCATCGAGGATTTTTCTAAACTCTGCGGTGGTTTCAGGATATAACCTTTCACAGTATTCTTTTGCTGTTTCTTCCATATTTAAATTTTATTTATACAAATATACGAATTTATTTTTACAATTCCAAACAAATTCTTATTTTTTTTTATTATTGAGCTTGAGATAGTTCCTCAATATCAATTTCTTTCATTAACAAATCATATGATAACTCGGTTGGGTTATGGAATATAACCTCGTGGTCAATATACTCAAACCTCTCCAAATCATTGGATTGTTTTTCTACTATCTTAGATAGTTTACCCTTCATATCATCAGTCCATATTGCTACATCTGATGATACTTCCATTGTGAACTTATGGCCACCTTTTGGTTTCCAATGAGTTGTTCCCTCATGAAATCCATAATTTTCGTAATACTGAGTATCAATTATAATTTTTGCCATTGTTTTATATTTTAAAGGTTTAAATAAATAATTTGTAATCTTTTTCGTAACTAATCGCTTCAATCTCATATGGATGAGTTACATAATCATATCCCATATTGTAATATCTTTTGAACCAAGATGGTGATTGTAAGTAGTGGATGTATTCATGAATCAAAGTTTGAATAACCATTTTCTTACTTTTCATCTGTGGATAGTAAACTGTAATTTCATTCATCATTGAACAATACTCAGCGTGACACTTATCTTCTTCACCTTCAGCACCTTCCTCACCACTATACTTCTCATAAATGTTTTTATGAGTTTCTACATAAGGAGTACATTCTTGGAATTTAGAGAATCCATAGTGGTTCTCTATCTTAGGGAAAATTTCTTTGATTATTTTATTAACTGTTGATTCTTTCATAACTCTCAATCTTACACTACTAATATACGAAAAATATTTTAGACCACCAAATTTTTTAACACTTTTTTTTAATATGCTTGTCTAATTATGTAATTGAAAAGTGCTCCACAATCATCATCTTCATCTACAAGATTTTCCGTAACTTCGAAGTAATCTGGTAGTATTTGTTGTAATCCTTCAAAATCTACTTTTTGCCAATATCCAAATCTAAGTGTTAATGCACTTCTATCATATCCGATTTCAAAATCAGATGAACCATACCATTTTTTAATTTCTTTAAATTTTTTATATCCTATTCTCATATTTTATATTTTTATATTCCACATTCCATTCTATGAACATACTCATGATGGAGGTATTCAGTATAAACTTGTAAATTTAAGTAATCGCCTTGTTTACTATAATCTCCAATGTAACTAAAATCCAAACTATCAAAGTTAGAATCATTACTAACTAACCAAGAATATTGCTTTTTGGTTAAATATGTTAAATCATTTAATTTTTTTACTAAATCTGCTACTGTCATATCTTATATATTTTAAAATTGTCCATCATCTTCAAATGATACTAATTCTGGTTCAGAATACTTGTATGTTACTGATAAAGTTGGGTTGAATATTGTTTGATATCCACTTTGATTATAAACACTATTAGTAAAGTTACTAATAACTGTATCTATAAAATCTTTTAGAAGATAAGTTCCATCAGAAGAACCAAATCCATCTCCTTCATCCCAATCATTAGTCCATTCTTCAGCTATCTGTACTGAAATATCAACCAATTCAGAGAATTGAATTTGTTCATCATTAATCATTTGTTTGAAAGAATCAATACCAAGAGCTCTTGATACGATATTGGAAGGGTTTACTAAGTAATTCATTCGTTTAACTTTTAAGTGTTATTAATTATTTACATAGTAAATATACGAAAAAAAAACGAGAAATCCAAGCAAAAAGTGAATTATTTTTTGTTAAATTCGATTACCTCGAAGATTCGTGTAGAAATTTTCTTAGTTCCTTCTACATTGGTAACGATGATTGAGTTTTTGAATTTATCCCAATCGATAGAGAATTTTTTATCTAATACACCATTGTTTTCTTCTTTAACTAATTCGTTTAGTGCATTAATTGTATAAAGAGTATTAGATTGCTTCTTACGATGTACTAATATAGTATCAGAAAGAGGTCTTTCTGGTCTAAATGTTGTATCTATATTATAGGTAACAAAAAGCTCTTCCAAATTACCCTTATTCTGTAAAACATAGATATAGTTATAAACTATATGATACGTTTCTCGAATTTGTTGCAAGGTATTTTGAAGTTCAGCTTTAGTGGTGAAAGTACAAAGTAA